CGACGAACCGCCACTGATCGACAGTGAGCGGTTCGTTGGCTATTCGCTGGAAGATCTTCGGCAGGACTGGCAGGTGGGTGCCCGTTGCCTGGGGGTCGGGAACGAAAGATTTTTCGGCAACGAGGACGAGCAGCCCACGATGAGCATCGCCGCGATCCGGCGAGCATCGAAGCTGTGCGATGTCTGCCCGGTGTACCGAGACTGCCTACGCTGGGCGCTAGAGAACAAGGAAGAGTACGGAGTCTGGGCTGGTACCTCGGGCCGTACCCGGCGCAAGATCCAGCGGCTGCTGGAAGACGGCTCCACCACGGTGGAGGTAGTAGTGGAGGACTTCGCTCATGGACGACGAGAGCAGTACACCGAGCGACCTGCCCGCCGAGTGGAACCAGGCGCTGGAAGGCGTAGTGGTGCAGTCGCGGGCCGAAGCCGCCTACGAACTGAAGCTGTCGGGTAGCACGCTCCAGGAGATCGCAGACAAGCTTGGCTATGCGAGCCGGGACGAGGCAGCCCGTGCCATGGCCAACCTGATGCAGAGCCAAGCATCGTTCCTCACCACCGAGGAGCGCACCGCTCTGCTGCGCATGGAGAACGACAGGCTGGACCGGCTACTGAGCAAGGTCTGGCCCTCTGCCATGACTGGTGATCCGCGCAGTGTGGAGGCAGCCCTGAAGATCACCGACCGACGCATCAAGATCAACCACCTCGACGCCATCGACACCAACACCCAGCAGCACACGGTGCTGGTGATTGGCGGGGCTGAAGAAGACTACGTACGCAAGCTGAAGGAGCTGGGCGATGACTGAGACGTTCTATGTGCTCAACAAGAGGTACGACGCCAGCGACCCACGTCTGGGTAGGCACGTACGCCATGACTCTCGCTCGCTCCAGTACCAGGTAGAGGCTGAGCCGCTCTCCACGCTGAAGAGCGTGCGACACCTGCGCCACGTCCCCACCTTCGACCAGGGCAACCTGGGTAGCTGCACCGGCAACGCTTCGGTGGGCTGCGTGGCCACTGGGCTGTTCTGGCCCACCGTCTTACCGTTCAACCTGACCCTGGATGAGCCCTACGCAGTGGGTGTGTACGGAGACGCCACTGCCCTCGACTCCTTCAAGGGCACCTACCCGCCCGATGACACTGGCTCCGATGGCCTGAGCGTGGCCAAGGTGCTCCAGAAGCGTGGCCTGATCTCGGGCTACCAGCACGCCACCTCACTGGAGGCTGTGCTCACCGCGCTGAGCAAGTCACCGGTGATCGTGGGCACCGAGTGGCACGGGGACATGTTCAACCCCGTGGATGGCCGTCTGAAGATCACTGGTGAGGTGCAGGGAGGCCACGAGTACGTCCTCGATGAGCTGGATGTGGAGAACAAGCTGATCTGGATGCAGAACAGCTGGAGCGACTCCTGGGGTCGCAGAGGCCGTGCCTACTTCAGCTGGGATGACTTCGGCACCCTGCTGGACGCTGATGGCGACTGCACGGTGTTCACCCCGCTCACCCAGCCTGCTCCCACTCCTGCGCCAGTGCCGGTGGCTGACCCCAAGGCTGACTTCCTGCGGGCTGCTCAGACCTGGAACGAGAAGCGGCGCAAGGGCGAGAACAGGCACTTCCAGCACGCACTGGACACGTTCCTGTCCTGGTACGCCTAGACCGTCCAGAGAAGATCTAGGTAGAGGAGGCGCGACATGCCAGCAGCACCGATCACTCTGGTCATCGACCAAGGTGAGGACTTCACCGCCCAGATTGTCTGGACTGACGACTACGGCTCCGCGCAGAACGTCATCCCGCCGATGCGGATGGACATCGTGGCGGGCACACAGATCCAGCTGACCCTCACTACTCCCGAGACCACGCCGCCAGACGGTACGATCCCAGAGATCTCCTACTCCTCTGAGATCGGCATGATCCAACTGCACATCCCAAGTTCCCAGACTGCCGCCCTTCTGCCTGGGGTCTACCAATACGACCTGTTCGTGACCGTGGACGATGGTGACGCCTACGCAGGGAACCAGACCCAGCGTCTGATTGCCGGTCAGGTCGTCATCAACAAGCGAATCACCCAGATGTGAGGCAGGCATGGCGAACGTAGTCAGGCTCAACAATGGCGGTGTCATCCAGGTCCGCACTGGGGTGCTGCAAGGTATCGGTCCGGTTGGCCCTCGCGGTCTCACTGGACCTGAGGGACCTCCTGGTCCCGAGGGGGTTCAGGGTGATACCGGCCCGATGGGCGCGATCACTCAGTACCTCTCTACCGCCTCAGTTAGCGCAACAGTTGCGGTGGGACCTGACACCGACACCCTCGTCGCGTTCGGATCGGTCCGCTACGACGATCTCTCGGCCTTCCAGTCCTCGACCCTGATCGCTCCCCAGAGCACGGGCGACTATGTGGTGAGCGCATGGGCGCGCTTCGACAAGCCCACCAACACTGGTGACAGCCGACGCAGCCTGTGGCTTCAGTCCAACCTGAACAGCACGCTGATCCGGGTTCAGGAGCTGGCGGTTGCCGATGACGCGACGTATGTGAACTTCACTTGGCCGGTCCGCCTGGACTCGGGGGAGACGCTTCAGGTCTACGCCTCGCACTCCGATGACCTGAGCGTTGGCATCAGCGCTGGAGCGGTTTCCCTCGTTCGTGTAGGCGCTGGTCCTCAGGGGGCACCTGGTCCTCAGGGGCCGAAGGGCGATGTCGGTCCGGCTGGTCCTCAGGGTCCGCAGGGACCTGCTGGTTCTGCTGGTGGCACCTACGCGACGTACGGCAACCTGCACGCATAACAAGGGAGCGTGATGTACGACCACGCTCAGTCCCCTCGCCTTGGACAGCGGACCGCTGTCGAGAACCCTGGCGTACTGCTCACCACGACGCTGCTGCTCCCCGAGGTTGCCTATCGGGGACAGCTCGTCTACCTGCTCGACACCCACCGCCTGGAGGTGTTCGACGGGACGGCGTGGCAGCCCGCTGGGGGCGGGGAGACAACCAACCAGACGTTCGTAGGTCCCGACGAGCCCGCTGCTGACCGCGAGGGTGACTTCTGGGTCAACACCAGCGACTACCAGCTCTATGTGTGGACCAACGGTCACTGGACGCCTACCAGTGCGCCAGAGGACGCTCGCTGGCAGCGCACCAGCATCGCGTTGGTGCAGGCACTCATGGGTTACCGCGACATCATCCTGGCTCACCAGGTGCTCTGGTACGACACCTCAGCGCCGATTGCTCCGATGGCCCGCGACATCTGGGTGAACGTGACCAGCAACAGGGTCTACGACTACATCGACCAGGCATGGACGGAGATCACCGATCCGTTACTGACTACTCCGCTTTTGGCCGCAGGAGTGAGCCGTTCCATCCTGGACGGGATCATCGAGGTCTACACAGACTCAGTGGAGCCGCTGGGGCTGGGACCGGCTGACATGGGAGACCTGTGGCGCGACCTCTCGCGCCATGGCCTGATTCTGGGCTGGAACGGTGTTCAATGGGTCGAGCTGCAAGTGACTGGCGATCAGATCCAAGATGGAGCTGTGGACACTCAGCACATCGCAGACGAAGCTGTCGATGGTGCATACCAGATCATCAAGGGTTCCATCGTTCGGGATGCACTAGCCGATAGAGTCATTGACGGAAGCAAGGTTGCGGACTTGTCGCTCGCGGTCAACAAGTTCGTCAGTCTCGACCACCACATCTACTGAGGAGAAACAATGGGCAAGAGGCATGGCAAGAAGCTGCCTCAGGTCGTGCGGACTGACCAGGACATCCGCAACCTGATGCACGACGAGTTCAACCACTTCCTGACGGACATCGAGTACCGCCTGAAGCAGACCTACGAGGTTGAGCGTCGGGTGATCAACGCAGCTGAGCACGGCCTCTCGGACAGCTCCATCGAGCGACTCTCCAACGCTCGCGTGCCTGTGATGGCGGGCGGTTCGGTCTACGCCGAAGACCTGTCCCTGAACACCCACATGATCACCGGTTACACGGTGACCGCGAACACGCCTGCGGCTGGCCAGATCGCCTGGACCAACCTGCACATCGTCTTCGGTGGTGTGGACTACACCGTTGCTGACGGCAACGCGGCAACCACGGACTACTACCTGTGGTTCCAGCTCTCCACGGCCACGACCACTGGTGCGACTGGTACTGCCACGCTCCAGAAGAACATCGTCACCAACAAGCCCACGCTGACCAACGGTGACGCCATCGTGTTCCTGAACAACGCCGGTACGCCGGTCAAGGTCATGGAGATGAACATCCCGCCCGTGGTGGCGAACAACGCTGTGGACGCTGGCGCGATCCAGTCCCTGGCGATCACCGCTGGCAAGATCGCCAACAACACGATCACCGCGACTCAGATCTCCAACACCGCGAACATCACCGGCACGCAGCTGTCTTCCACCGCTGGCCTGGTGGGCGGTCAGCTCGCCAGCAACGCCAACATCGCGGGTACGCAGATCTCCCCGACTGCCAACCTGGTGGGCTCTCAGCTCACCGCTGGCACTATCGGCAACAACCAGCTCGGCGTGTCCGCTGTGCAGGCCAAGAACCTGTCCGTCTTCGACCACCAGATCTACTGAGGAGCGTCATGTCTGTGCAGCCCACCGAGGTCAGTAACGACCCGTACGACGACCCGAGCTACTTCGGACCGTCCCTGGAGCAGATCGAGGCTGATGGCGAGGACCCGGTTCCGCTGCCCGATGACATCGAGCGTGCGCTGAACGGAGAGCAGGTCGAGTTCCCCAGCGACAACCTCTACGTGTTCCAGGGTGGCACGCCTGAGCAGCCCAGCTGCTACGAGGACGTGAACCATGAAGTGCTTGCTGCGCGGGCTTCCGACCAGCAGGATGAGGAAGACGCTCCGGAGCCTTCCGCCCCTCGCTTCACCGAGGAGACCGCCGAGGAGAACGACTTCCGGGACGAGGAGTAAGTAAGTGGCGCTGCCGAACGTCAGCTCTAATACCCCCAGCACGGGGTTCATCTCTTGGACGGCAGCGTCACTCACCTACGCGGGGAAGGGCTACCCGCTTCAAGCGGGTAGCACCAACAAGCGTTTCGTCTACTGGGACGGCTCTGCGTCTGTCCCAGGCGTGATCAACGAGGACGGCACCATCACCGGTGGCTCCTCGGCTCTGGTGTACGTCGATGTGCTGCCTGGTCAAGTGCCCGGTGATGGCACAGCCTGGGCCAAGGAAGACGCCCTGCTATTCCTCAACAAGAGTGGAATCGGCGTCTACGCGCCCAGCACCTCGGTGGTCGATGGCTCACTGTTGGTCTCAGGCTCGGTCCTGGCCGATGCCATCGGTGCCAACCAGATCACCGCAGGCAAGATCGACGCCAATGCGATCACCACCCGAGAGATCATGTCGGGCACCATCCAGGGCGACGACATCAAGGCCAACACGATCACTGGTGGCAACATCGTGGCGGGCTCGATCAGCACCAACGCGCTGAGTGTCGGCAGCTTCGGCGGCAACATGCTGCCGAACCCGTTCTTCGAAGACTGGTACCAGAACGCTGACGGCTCCTGGCCTGCGATGCCCGAGGGCTGGACGCTCTCCACTGGTACAGGCTTCACGGGTGCGACTGCCACTCGCGAGACTGCCGCCACCATCACTGGCGCTGTTTCCTTGGGCATCACGCCCGCTGCGGGCAACTCAGCGGCCTTCTACACCACCGCGATGATTCCAGCCCGTCCAGGCGAAGCCATCGCGTTCCAGGCGTACTACGCAGGCACCGGTACGCAGTCGGTGACTAACGGTGTCTCCCTGGGCGTGTACTACTTCGACTCCGCTGGGTCGTTGATCACCACGCAGAGCACCAACGGCAACATCACGTCGAACAACAGCATCGACTACGTGAGCCACATCGCCACGGCTCCGTCCAACGCGAAGTACCTGAGCCCGGTGGCCTTCGTCAACGCTGGTGTCACCCAGAAGGTGCTCTGGGACGAGCTGTTCCTCCAGCAGCGTGTGACCACGGCGCAGATCTCTGACGGCGCGATCACCATCGACAAAGTGGACACCAAGTCGCTGAGCGCACTGGTGGTCAAGGCTGACCAGCTTGCACCCAACAGCACCCTGAGCAGCACCATCAACCTGACTGGCTCTCTAGTGGCTACGGGGGCCAACGGCGCTACCGTCTCCTTCGGCGGTGACGGCTTTGAGGTGCTGGGGCCGAAGGACGGTGGCGGCAACCAGCCGATCTACGTGCAGTTCCCGGTGGATGGTCGCCCCAACATCATCGGCGGCACGATGAACGCCACCACGCTGGTGGTGGAAGGTGATCCCACCACGGGCTCAGCGGCAACGCTGCGCAAGACCTCGCAGCTGGACCCTGACGCGATGCTCCAGTTGACCGACCAGATGCGGCCTCCTGCGGCTGGGCCTTCAACATCTTCCGGGTCCGACACCACCAACCTCTCGGCTGGCGTGGTCGGCAAGATCACTGGTGCGACGTACAACCCCACGGGGACCATCGCCTACTTCACCACTGTGGAGACGACGGCCTCTGCCTACGTGACGCGCCTGTACAGCGTCACCTTCACCGCTGGTCGGGCTACTGCTGCGGCTCTGGTGGGCACGGTGCCGCAGCCCAGCAACGATGGCAAGTGGTACTGCCGGGGCATCACGCTGGTCGGTGGCAACTACTTCTACATCTGGGCCTACATCAACCCGTACGTGGCCTCTGACGCGGTGGTGACAGGAGCCGGGACCAACTCCCAGCAGATCACCGTCCACACCACGACTACTGGGGCATCGACGGCCTCCTACGTGTTCCCAGCCAACCTGGGCACCAGCGACCTCACGATTGGCAACGACGGCACCGACCTGTGGGTGGGCTTCTCCAAGGTCACCAGCGGTACGAGCTTCAACGTCGAGCTGCGTCGATACACCTACACGACTGCCACCAAGGCGTTCGCGCTCGCGCAGACGCTCACCCCGTCTGTGACCTACAACGGCGGGACGGGCGCTGTAGGCATGGGGCTGAGCAGCCTGGATGTCGGCAACTTCGACCTGGGCTCGCGACGCCACGTCATCGGCTGGATGCGATCTGGCTCTCAGGCGGGCTTGGCCGAGATCATGACCGACACCACCGCCAACGCCTCCGAGCAGTTCGGTCTCTACGACCGCTCGGGCGAGAACGCGGTGATGTGGAAGGGCACCTCTCACAGCGACGCGACTGGTCAGTTCATCTCCATCTCGCGGGACGCCTACCAGCCAGGCAACATCTACGTCAGCTACTACCCGTCCGGCACCAAGGGGACCTGGTACGCCTACGCGACCTACTACCAGAACGCTGGCGGTGGGGTAGCAGCCGGTGAGACTACGGTGTCGCCGGTCTCTACGGTGGTGCTCCAGAACCGCTGGCCGATGACGGTGGCTACGGGCAACCCACCTGCCAACCAGGGCGTCAAGGTCTACATCAGCCAGACGAACAGCTCCACGGCTGCCAAGCTGCACGTCACCTCGGCCATCAACTCTCCTGCACTGGCCACGATCACCAGCTTCAACTCCGCTGGTGCTGCGCCGCCTGCTGCCTCCACGATGCCTGCGGTGACGCCTGCGCTCATCTCGTCCTCTCGGACCACTACACGCACGGCCACGTTCCAGACCATCACCGCAGGCTCCGCGACTGCGACCCTGGTCGCTGGACAGTCGGGCACCTGGCTTGTGGGCAAGACCTGGCCTGCCAGCGGTTACGTGCCTACGGGCACGAAGATCCTGTCCGTCAGCGGGACCACGGTCACCTTCTCGGCTGCGGCTACTACCTCGGTCACTGGACCGGTGGGCTTCACCTTCACTGTGCCGCAGCTGGAGGTGCGAGGCGATGGCTTCGCTCGCATCTCCGAGATGGACACCCTGCTGATCACCAGCAACACGGACGCGAGCACTGCTTCGGGTAACGCCCCAGCACTGCGAGTCGGTGTGCCTACCGGTGCTCACCTGCGCGTCGATGGTGACGAGATCGTTGCCATGCAGAGCGACACCGCACAGGGCACGTTGACCATCAACCCTGGTGGCAGCACCACGCTGACCCACATCAATGGCACCGACATGACGCTCTCGGCTGGCGCGTCGATCAACGGCGGTGTCACCGCTGGTGCTTCCAACTTCACCAGCACACTGACCGTCACAAGCGCCACCACGATTAACGGGATGCTCTACGCCAACGGTGGCGCGACCGTTGGTGCCAACGGACTGACCTCCACTGGCGCGATCTCCATGAACGGCGGCTTCAACGCCGCCAGTGGCACGGTCACCAACGCCTTGTCCGCTGGCAGCTTCACGTCCAACTCCAGCATCTGGTGCAACACCCTGACCGTTCAGAACGCCAGCACGTTCGCCGGGGCCACGTTCACGTCGTTGACGATGAACGGCACGGTCACGATGAACGGCAACCACATCGACATGAACAACGGCTACATCGGTAGCTGTTCTGAGGTGTCCAACGGTCCCGGCGTGGTGAAGTGCAACGTCGCCAATGGTGGCGGCAAGTTCTCCAGTGCTCCCAACATCACCTTCCGTGTTGGTACGGACCCGGCCACGGTGGGCACAGGAACTTCGGTCGCCTTCCAGCCCAACCGTGTTGCCATCGGCATCGACAACTACAACGTCTCAGGTGTGCCGACCTCCAACGCCTCGCTCGTCCCGCTCTGGGCCTCCACGATCAACGCCTTCGCGGCCTACAACAACGCCTCGGACGCACGGCTGAAGGACAACATCGAGGACGTGGACGAAGAGTTCGCCGCCTCCGTGGTGAGCAGAATCCGAGTCCGCTCCTTCACCATGGACGAGGGACACGACCCTGACCTGGAGGTTCCCGATGAGCGCACCCAGTACGGTGTGATCGCTCAGGAGACGCTGGACGTTCTCCCCAGCGCCATCCTTGGTAGCGAGGAGAGGATCTACACGGCCTCCTACCAGGACATCTGGGCTCTGGGGCTAAGGACCACCCAGCACTTGCTGAAGCGAGTCGCTGAGCTGGAAAGCAAGATCGAGCAGTTAACCGCCCACTGAGGAGAAGCCATGGACATCAACGAGCTGAAGGTTCAGCACTACCGCGAGCGCGTCACCGACTACGAGGACCAGATCGCCACGCTGCGTGCCCAGCTCACCCTGGTCACCCAGGAGCGGGACCAGCTGGCTGCTGCCCAGGAGTCCGAGCCCGAGCCTGAGCCCGCTCCGCAGACTCCGCGTCGTCCTCGCGGCTAGTACGCAATGAGACGATGAACTTGAAGGAGGCGACATGGCTACCACCACCGCATTGCAGGCTCTCCCCGTCCCGGAGGAGACCGACAAGCCCGACCCGCCCGCAGACTTCCTGAAGCTGGCGAACGCCGTTGAGAAGCGCCTGGCTGCTGTCTACGCCTCGGCTGCTGATCGAGACGCCAAGGTCACTGCGCCTGCGGAGGGTCAGGTCGCGATCCTGAAGGACGTGAACCGGATCTACTGCTACTTCGACACGGCCTGGACGCAGATCTACCCGCCCACGGGTCTGCCCACCATCACGTCGGGGACCACGGCTCCGAACAACGCCACCGGTGCCAACGGTGATGTCTACCTCCAGGTCTGACCATGACTGCCTACATCAAGGCCAACGACAGTTGGGTGGCGGCGAAGCGTCCCTACGTCAAGCGGTCTAACGTCTGGACGCCCGCTGAGAGCATGTGGGTGAAGCGAAGCGGCGTCTGGACGATGGCGTACGAGTACGACGTGACGCCTTCCTCGCCACCCGAGCTGTCCTTGCAGATCATCGACAACCGCTACATCAAGGTCGGTGCGCGGTTGCCAGGCACTCTGGTTGATCCTGACCTGGCCATGATCCGGGTGCTGGCCTCGCGTACGGCGATGCCCACTACGCAGTTCGGGTCTGGCTACATCTACGACGCCACGAATGGCTACCCAGACGAAGCTTGGTCGGACTGGTACTACAACGGGAGCAACCCGAAGGCCAAGGCAGCCGATCACGGGGACAACACCGACGAGTTCGACTACAAGTTCTACCCGGTGAACCCGACTGACTCGACCAACCTCCCTGGTGGTCAGTGGTACTACTTCGCTGCCTGGTCCCTGGACATGAACGGCAACTGGTCGGTGGGCACCTTCAGCCGGATCTGGATGCCCAAGAACGGCACTCCTGCGGACAAGATCATCGTCAAGGAGGGCAACTTCCAGGCCAACGACGCTGGCTCCATCGGCGTCAACGGCGGTGGTTACGCGCCTGGCGACATGGTGATGCGAGACAGCCCCCGATCCAACGGCATCTGGATACACGGACCCAAGATCACCGACGCGGTGGGTGAACAGGGACCGCCCACGATCCGCAGCGCCAAGATCAGGGTCACGCGGGGTAACGACACGGGCCAGCCCACGGCTAACGTGAGGCTGTTCTGGCACGTCTACGGCAGTGCGGACAAGCTCCCGCTGCCGGACTCTGCGATGAACGACATCACCAATCTGGGCACCATCAACAAGGGTGAGACCAAGTGGTTCGACATCCCGGCTTCGTACTACCCGCACTTCAACACCGAGATCAAGGGCTTCGGCCTCGTCTACGGCATCCAGGCAAGTGACTACCTGGTCGTCTCTGGGCTGGGTACCGATCTGCGCTGTGGTGAGGTGAATGTCGTGTGGGAGGAAGCACTGTAGAGGGGGAAAGATGATCAGCGACCGTACCCGCACGGTGATCATTGGCGTTGTCACCACTGTGTGGGCGATCAACTTCCTCGCTGGTCTGGTGGTTCACGGCTACCACCCCTCCGAGTCGATCAACGGAATCTTCATGGCCATCGTCGGTGGTCTGTTCGCGCTGGGCGCTAGGTCGGGCGACAAGAAAGACCCGCCGTCTGGGGGTCAATGATGTGGCAGTACCTGTTCGAAAGCTGGGTGTGGTCGATAGGCGGTCTAGTAGTGGGCTACTTCCTCGGGCGTACCGAGCGCGAGGTCCGAGAGATCAAAGAGAAGGTGGTTGAGGATGACGACTCCTGAGCGGCTGAAGCGCCGACAGATCTTCATCGAGATCCTGGTCGGCACGTTCGCCCTGGTTCTCGGGGTGCTCACCGTCTTCCAGGGCATCCACTTCCAGCATGTCGAGGCAGCCCAGCGTGCCTGCATCGCGGACAACTTCCAGAAGCTCTCCAAGGCGGTCGGCATCCGGGCCAAGCTCTCTGAGAAGGAGACCAAGGCTGAGCGTGCGATCTGGGTGGTCTACGGGAAGGCGGCGGGTGCGATCAAGGACCCGAGGCACCCACACATCGATCCCAAGACTCAGGCGCAGCTCAACGTTCAACTCGTCCACGCCTTGCTCAACTACACCAAGGTGAGTTCCAGCATCCAACAGGACCGCAGGGATCATCCCGTTCCTCCCTACCCCGTGGGCTCATGCGAGGACTGATCCAGATGTACGCCTTCCTTGTCATCTTCGGGACCGTGCCTTGGTTCCCCCAGGACCAAGCCAGCACCTTCTTCATCGCCAAGGGCGTGCTGGCTCTGATCTCCACGCTCCTGCTGCTCTTCCACATGAGCATGTCCTGGAGCCGGATAGTGGCTGAGGGGACGCTCGGACAGCGGATGCGGTACTACACGCTGCTGGCCTTCTCGATCCTGATCACTGGCTCATCCGCTGAGCAGTACCAGGAGGGCGAGCTGGTGAGCTATCGACACCTGGGCGCGATGGTCGTCACCGTGCTGCTGATCTACTCCATGGTGATCTCGATCCGGGAAGAGCAACGGCGTTACCCGCATTGAGTGGCTTCGGGGGTGACACTGGAGGTGGACCCCAAGGAGGATTCATGACCGTCAAGCCTCCCAACCCGCCCTACGTCGGCCCGCCTGCTCACACCACGCAGGGGTCGAACAAGCCGATCCATCGGATCGTCATCCACTCCACCGTCTCCCCGTGTGTGCCTGGTGGTGCTCGCGCTACCGCCAACTACTTCAAGTCCAAGTCGGCTGGTGGCTCCGCGCACTACGTGGTGGACCCCAAGGAGACCGTGCAAGTCGCCTACGACTCGGTGATCTGCTGGCACGCTCCCCCGAACGAGAACAGCCTCGGCATCGAGATGTGCGACATCCCCAGTGAGACCTCTGGTCTGCGCTGGGCCAAGCCGAACCAGCTCCGGATGCTGCATCGGACCGCTCGGCTCACTGCTCGCCTGTGCGCCGCCTACAACGTGCCGGTTCGGTTCCTGACGGTGAGCGATCTGCTGCACCAGCGGCACGGGATCACCACCCACAACAACGTCTCGCACGCCTTCCACCAGAGCACCCACTGGGACCCCGGCAAGTGGCCGCAGCGGGCGTTCATGGCCATGGTGCGTACTGAGTACAAGAAGCTCACGAAGGGAGCCAAGCGATGATCAAGAGCATCGAGCCGTACTGGAAGGCCGTCGTCGCCTTCATCGCCCCTGGCCTGGTGGTGATCGGCTCTGCCATCACTGCGGGCAGCGATGGGGGTACAAGGATCACGACGACGGAGTTCGTCTCGGCGCTGATCGCGATGTTCGTGACCAGCGGTGTCGTCTACGCAACACCGAACAAGGACAAGCGGGGCAGGCACCAGACCGAGAGCGTGCAGCCTCCGACCCTCTGAGGGGAGGTAAGTGATGCGGAACACCAACGAGCGCGGCTACACGACCATGGCGACTGTCCTGGTCGTCGTCCTGCTGCTTCTGATTCTGCTCGCCGTTCTCGGCGTGCTCGGTCGGTAATCTGAGAGGGAGGGTCACTCGGCCCTCCCTCTCACCGCCCCAAGAGGAGACACAAGTGGACACACAGGTACTTGTCGGACGCATCCTGCACGACGATGACACGCCCTACGAGGGCAAGATCATGTTCGTCCCCCGAGACCTGTGGGTGATGGAGCACGGTATCTGCGTAGCCCGCTTGGCTCCGGTCATCGAGCTAGACGAGGGTCGGTTCGTAGCTGAACTCAGCCTCGGCAAGTACACCGTCCACACTCCTATCGGCAGCTGGAAGATCCGCGTGCGCAAGTGCGCCACCGTGGACTTCCTCTCCAATCACCTGCCGAGTAGGTACAAGTGACCGTCGCACTTGCGCGTGGCCCGAAGACCGAGGACGAGCTGTACCACTTGGTACGTGCCCTCTGGGGTCACACTGTGCCTCGGAACAAGGTATGTCCAGATCACGACGCGCCCTTCGACGCCTTCGCCACTGCCTACTTCTCGCGAGAGCCGCAGATCCTTATCCATGGTTCGCGTGGACTCGCAGGCAAGTCTCGTACGCTCTCTTTGCTCGGCCTGACCATGGCGACCGTGCTCGGCGGCGACGTGAACATCGTCGGCGGATCACTGAACCAGTCGAACAACATCCACGAGACGATGCGTGACGCCTGGGAGTCCAAGCACGCGCCCAAGTACATGCTGAAGGACTCCAGCCAGACCATCGTCCGGCTCACCAACGGCGCTGCCATCCGACCGCTGACCGCCTCCCAGAAGACCGTGCGTGGTCCTCACCCGCCGTTCCTGCTGCTGGACGAGATCGATGAGATGGATCAGGCCATCCTCGACGCGGCCAAGGGCCAGCCGATGCCCCAGAAGAACTGGAAGGGCGAGATCCTCAACGCCCAGACCGCGATGAGTTCGACCTGGCAGTACCCGGACAAGACCTTCGCATCTGAGTACCAGCGGTTCAAGGACGAGAACCTGCCGATCTTCACCTGGTGCTACAAGGACACCGCCAACCCCATCGACGGATGGCTGTCCTCGGAGTTCATCGCGCAGAAGAAGCGTGAGATCCCGCGTGAGATGTGGCGAGTCGAGTACGACCTTGGTGAGCCCTCCATCGGCAACCGAGCCTTCGACTCCGACAAGGTGGAGGAGACCTTCTCGCTGCCTGCGCCCACCGAGGAGCAGACCATCAAGGTGGCGCGGGACTTTGAGCAGTACGAGTTCGCTCCCTACCGCGAGGACAAGGAGTACGTGATCGCGGCGGACTGGGCCAAGGAGCAGGACTTCACGGTGATCACCGTCTGGGACTGCACCCACCTGCCGATGACCCTGGTCTACTACATGCGGCTGCGGCGGATGCCCTACCCGGTGATGATCGGATACTTCAACCGACTGCTCGGCAAGTACAACGCCGAGGCCATCCACGACTCCACCGGTCTGGGCAATGTGGTTCAGGACTACCTGGACATCCGGGCGCGGGGCTTCCTGATGACCGGCGTGAAGCGCGACAACATGCTCAGCGAGTACGTGAACGCCGTGGAGTCGGACAAGGTGCGCGCTCCTCGGATCGAAAGCATGTACAAGGCTCACCTGTACGCCTCGGTGGACGACCTCTACTCTCGTGCCAAGGAGTTCCACCTGCCAGATGAAGTCTGTTCGGCTGCGCTGGCCTGGCACCTGGTGAACAAGAGGGCGGTTGCTGCGGAGCCGCTGGTGATTGCCAACTCCGATGACCCGAACTGGATGGCTCGGGAGATGGAGACCAACCGCAACAACAACCGCAAGAGCCAGTGGGTCATCGGTCAGGTCCAGAAGAAAGAGGACGAGTACGACGAGTTCTCACTCATGGTCTGACGGCGGCTGGCTAGGAACGGGAGACTATAAGCATGACGGTGCAGCGGCGCGACGAGCAGGACATCTCCTTCATTGATGATGTCCCCGAGTCTGGACAGGTCACCCGATTCAGCCCCATTGAGGAGCTGGGCGTCACCGGCATCAAGCGAGCCGGTGGCTACGTCGATGAGGAGTTCCTGCCTGCCCTGCGTGGTCGCAAGGCCATCCAGGTCTTCAAGGAGATGTCGCAGAACGACTCCATCGTGGGTGCTCTGCTGTTCGCCATCGACAAGCTGGTCCGAGAGGTGGAGTGGAAGGTCGTCCCGGCTGAGCAGACCGACGAGGGTCAGCAGGCTGCTGACTTCCTGGAGTCCTGCAAGGACGACATGTCCCACTCCTGGGACGACTTCATCGGTGAGGTGCTCTCCATGCTCACCTACGGGTGGAGCTGGCACGAGATCGTCTACAAGAAGCGCGTCGGACCCTGGGAGACGGACGGGGCCAAGAAGTCCAAGTACGACGACGGGAAGATCGGCTGGCGCAAGATGCCGATCCGTTCCCAGGAGACCATGCTGCGCTGGGTCTTCGATGAGAACGGCGGGATCAAGGCGCTAGTCCAGCTGGCACCCCCGCACTACAAGACCGCAGTGATCCCCATCGAGAAGTCGCTGCTGTTCCGGACCAACTTGAACAAGGGCAACCCGGAGGGCTACAGCCTGCTCCGCAACGCCTACCGCTCCTGGTACTTCAAGAAGCGCCTGGAAGAGTTCGAAGCCATCGGTGTGGAGCGCGACCTGGCCGGTATGCCGGTGGCTCGGGTGCCTGCGGACTACCTGAACGCGCCCAAGGGCTCCAAGCAGGCCAAGACCGTCGAGGCGTTCCGCAGGATGGTCCGTGGCGTACGGCGGGATGAGAACGAGGGCCTGGTTCTCCCGACCCAGTACGACGCCGAGACCAAGCAGCCGCTCTTCGACTTTGAGCTGATGAGCAGCGGTGGCAGCCGTCAGTTCGACACCACCGGGATCATCCAGCGTTACGAGCAGCGCATCTTGATGAGCGTCCTCGCGGACTTCATCCTGGTCGGTCACGAGGGCGTGGGGTCCTACTCCATGCACACCGACAAGACCGGCATCTTCCGCGCTGCCCTCAACGCGATCACCAAGGCCATCGCGGACACCCTGAACCGGCACGCGGTGCCCCGTCTGTTCGCGGTGAACGGCTGGAAGCTCAACGAGCTGCCCAAGTTCGAACCCACCAACATCGACCCGCCCGACCTCCAGCAGCTCGCTGCCTTCATCACCTCCACGGCTGGTGCCGGTATGCAGTGGTTCCCGGACCCGGACCTGGAGAAGTTCCTGCGCGACATCGCTCGGCTCCCGGAGATGACCGACGAGGCGGTGGACTACAAGCGCGAGATGCTGATGCAGCAGCAGAACATGGAGTTCGCCCAGGGTCAGATGGAGATGCTCGGACTGCGGCAGAAGGCTCAGCTCACTGCCCAGGGCTACTCGCCCGAGCAGGCGCAGATGGCCTCGGAGCAGCCCACGGCGGACATGCAGGTCCAGCAGGCCACTGGTGAGCAGGATGCTGAGCTGGCTCGGCGCAAGCACCCGGTGGGTCAGCAGGACATGGCCATGCAAGAGCAGCAGATGCAGATGCAGAACCAGCCGCCTCCCGAGGACCCGAACGAGGGTCCGCGCCACGAGCGCGAGAAGGAGAAGCTGGCTCTCCAGGACAAGACCGAGGAGAATCGCTTCAAGCGTGACAAGGAGAAGATGACTCTCCAGGAGCGACTCGCAGACCAGCAGCACAAGCGCCAGTTGGAGCAGTTGAAGCAGCGGGGCAAGGATTCCAACCGGAAGCCCCCGCAGAGAAGGGGTCGGTCATGATCAGTGCCTTCGGGGTGGACCACGACGGCGTGGTCAGCAAGCGGCAGCGCGACCCTGACCGCGAGAACAAGGCGTTCGGTAGCGCTGGGAAGACCGCCGTGGTGGTCGGTGGCACTGCGGCTGCGGTGATGGGTCGTCGGCGTGCCAACGCGGTTGGCTTCAGCGTGGGTGAGCGCATGGCCAACCGGGCTCGGTGGTCTGCTGATCGTGCCCAGACCATGCCTGGTGCTCTGCGCAGGGGTCGCCTGAAGTACGCAGGCAAGCTGGATGCTGCCGCCAAGAAGGGTCCGCTGAAGAACCAGGACGTGCGAGAGTGGACGGGCCGCACGGTGGTGGGCGGTACCGCTGGCACCGTTGCCGGTAGTGCGGTCTACGGACGCAAGAAGCTGACCCCCAAGGAGAACCGCTGATGACCAAGCGCATGGTCCGGCTGGCTGAGAAGACGGTAGCGCCGGTCGTGACCGGTGCCGCTGGTGCGGTGATCGCCAACCAGTTCCCGCAGTCCAAGGGCACCCTGAAGCCGGTCCACATCCCGGAGAAGAATGTCGGGACCAAGAAGAAGGGCAACCGGCATCAGAAGCGCAACCGGGGCAAGTTCGCCTCGGTGGTGAAGTCTGCCGACCCGCTGTTCAACCACGAGGCTGCCCAGCAGGTCTACGACCTGGTGATGAAGTGCGACACCAACGAAGAGGCGGCGATGTTCGCCTACTTCACCATGGCCGAGATCCTGGAGAACGACATCGAGGCCAACCAGCGCACGCTCCAGCGGCACCTGAACGACGTGGTTCACAAGCGCATCGAGATGGTCAAGAAGGCTCTGGTCACCTCGGTGGCCAAGACCGATGACGCCGAGGCGGTGGAGTTCGCCCGTGCGGTGGTCGAGATCGAGAAGGCTTGGAAGAACCCGTACGACACTGGTGCGTACCACTTCGAAGAGCAGGACTTCCGACGCGACCCCTCCACTGGTCGGTTCCAGATCAAGATCGCGGCTACCGAGAACAAGAAGCCGCTGAACGACAAGCAGGCCACGAACCTCGGGATCGATGTCGGTAGCAAGCGCTACACGAACCTGTCCCCGGCTGAGCAGGCTCAGTACCAGCACGAGTACATGCAGGTCGCCAACTTCCTCAACGTGGTCTCGCAGTCTGGCAACCTCGGTGACCACGACGTGATCCTCCAGGTGAAGAACAAGGCCAACGGTCAGCAGCACTGGAAGCCGGTGGTCGGCAAGCCGAAGCCCGACAAGGACTGGGACCCGAAGACCGAGCGCATCGTTGGTGCGGTGGCTCGACCCACCGGGCTCACCCTGGCCGGTGCTTCCTACGGTCTGGTCGGTGGTCTCTCTGGTCAGACCATGGGCACCATCAACCGAACCGATAAGAACTTCGGCTCGTTCTCCGAAGGCTGGGCTGACGCCAATGGTGACGCCTACAACCCGAACCAGCGTCTCTACAACCGGGTCAAGACCGGTGCCGACTTCGTGTCCACGGTGGCTCCCGACAACGCCTACAAGGTGCAGGTCGCTGCTCGCCTTGCCTCTGCGGTGGGTGAGCACGGTCCGCAGGCCGAGAAGGTGTTCGGTCCCGCTGCTCGCAAGACGGCGTACCGATACCGGGGTGTGGAGAAGAAGCCCGACGCTCAGGTGCTCCGGGACTACCAGATCACCCTGGGGCGTGCTCAGCAGCCCGCCATCCCGGAGGCTGACCGCAAGGCGCTGAACACCCGGATGAAGCGCGCCGAGACCGCTGCGCGCAACAAGAAGGCCAGCGACACCAAGACTCCGGTGGAGGCTGTCCGACTCACGGCTGACGAGATCAACGCTGCTCGCAGGCCGATCCTGGACAAGTTCCGTCGTGACCACCCGGCCACTCCGGACCCGGAGGCTCGCCAGGCTGCCATCAGCGTGCTGCGCGATCACCTGGTGGACCAGGAGCGTGCTCCCAGCCGGGACCGCTACAAGCTCCAGCTGGAGTCCGGTGGCACTCCTCCGTCCGAGGGCTTCCTGCTCGACAAGGAAGGCAACATCGTCACCCAGGCAGTGGGCTACGGCGATGACCACTACCTGCCGTTCAACCTGCGGCACCTGGCCAAGCTTCGGGGTGGCGAGTACATCCGGTCCCGCTCGGTGGGTGGTCCGACCAGCGAGGACATCTACACCGGTCTGATGGCCGGGGCCAAGCGCGTCACGGTGGTCTCCCGGTCTGGCACGTTCACCGTGGACTTCAAGGACGACTTCACTGGCAAGCGTCGGTACAACGACAAGGCCAAGCGGATGGTGGGCCGCTACGAGAAGCTGCTCGACACCGTGCAGTCCGAGACGCTGGAGCGCCCGGTCAAGCTGAGCCAGGACATCCGCTCTCGCTTCGCACGCGAGGTTGCGGAGGAGTACCCTGGCCTGTCCCTGCGGGACCGTCGCACCATGCTGAAGCAGCGCGAGGAGGAGTACCGAGGCAACCTCAGTGGTGAGCGCGAGGACTTCCAGCTGTACGCAGCCGAGCGTGCCGACTCACTGACCGACGAGCGCGAGAAGCGTGCGTTCATGGGTCAGATGATGAACGACTGGGACGCGCACAACGAGTACCTGTACCGGCTCAACGGTCAGGGCTACGCGGACGCGCTGAAGGCTCTCCAGGAGCAGTTCCCGTACTACATCCAGTCCGAGTGGCACGCGACTCGGGAGTTGGAGCGCAAGGCTGAGCCCGAGATCGACCGGGGCTACGTGGAGCCCGGTCGGAACCGGCCCACGGCTGCCAACGCTGGCTGGCACGGTACGTCGGTCAACCGGGGCACCGGGTTCATCTCGGCCTCGCAGACCAACTACCAGCGCGGCAAGTACGGGGCTGCGTCCGACAGGCCGATCAGTCAGCGGGCTGAGGCTGCTCCGCGTCCTGCCGAGCCGACCTCGGAGGCGCGTGCCACCGAGAAGGGCAAGCTCACTCCGGTGGAGGAGCCCAAGGTCTCGGAGGAGAAGGTCCAGGAGATCGAGAGCAAGGCCCAGGACACCTTTGCGAACGCCGCCACTGGGCTGGTCAAGGCTCTCCAGGAGCACGTCAACATCCCGCCCGAGGTGATCCGTACCTCCGATGGCAGGCCGGGTACCTTCCCGATCCTGGGGGAGACCGACGAGACCAAGATCCGGGAGTTCTTCAAGGACAAGTCCAACGTCCGGCGTGCCGATGAGGTCTTCGCCAACATGCAGATGACCGGGGCGGACACGCCCAAGGCGGTCCTGGATGCGCAGGAGGCGTACAAGCGGGCCGCTGGTCAGTTGGGCCGGGTGAGCTACGACCCAAAACTCGCGTTCACCAGGAAGGGAGCCCCCTTCCTGTTCCCGCAAGCGCCCTACCTTCCCGGAGCAGATCCAACTCTGGCTGAGGCTGAGGCGCAGCGGATCGCTGGACGAACCTTCCCGGTGAGCGCATCTGGCACGTCCCTGGCCGACATGACCGACGAAGACCTCAACACTGAGATCGACGTGCTGATGCGGGTCAAGGATGGGCTGGACCGCATCCGAGACATCAAGGACCCCGCCGAGAAGCTGAAGGCTCTGCGTGAGTTGGGCGTGGACACCGACATCAAGGGTGTCACCCAGATCGTGGAGGGTGAGCGGATCGGCGGGCACGCCAAGGATGTGCAGCGGATGCGTGCGCTGAACCTCAACCGAGGCACTCGCTCGGCTGGCGCGCTCACCATGCCTGCGCATGTCCAGCGCCTTCCTGCCCGTACCGAGCAGGAGACGCTCACCATCAAGCAGCAGGCGGCTCGGCACGTCCAGAACTTGGAGGAGGCTGCGGCACGTCTGGAGGAGTCTGCTGACCCGCAGCGTCAGCGTGCCGGTGGTGCTCTGCGTCTGGCGGCTTCACAGTGGAAGAAGAAGTCCCAGCAGGCCGAGATCGACCGGGGTGACTTCGACTCGCTCTACGACTCCCACCGACCCCAGCACGACCTGGCGGTCAAGATCCTGATGAACCGGGCCGAGGAGAGCGACATCGAGGACTTCCTGCGGGAGTATGACGCAGACGCCTACAACCCGCAGTCCAGCATCCACGGGCACGATGACGACGACTACGGTCCGCCTCTCCGTCAGGAGCGCCCTAAGCGATGACCCAGCTTCAGAACGAGGCCAGCCCGCAGATCGCGCTGTTCCACGGTCTGCAACTAGCCCCTGTTGAAGTAGCTGCGCTCACTGCCGCCAACGCCTCCGCTGATCCAGAGGAGTCCTGGCGGGAGGCGCTGCTTGCCTTCCGGGTGTTCACCATCCGGCGAGCGCGGGAGGAACTGCTCAACCAGACGTTGGTCAACGACACCATCATCCGGCGCACCCTGGATGCCATCTGGACGCAGTTCTCTCCCGCGTTCCGCAAGGCCACCGGGCCGATGATCGCGGAGGCGTACCTGCGTGCCTTCCGGGCGGTGGAGGAGGGCAACGTCCCGGTGCAGCTGATCTACTCCCTGGCCGACGAGCACGCTGATCGGGTCGGGAAGTACTTCAACGAGACCTCCACCGATGCGCTGATCCAGGGCTTCAACACCTACGTGAACCGCCAGGTGCCGCAGCGGGTTGCCATCGAGCGGGTGATCGACGCCTACGGGCTCACTCCTCGGCAGATGTCGGGCTTCACCTCGGCTGCTGCGTTGAGTCCGATGAAGATGGAGACGGCTGCCCCGCAGACCCTGAAGGCCAAGGTCAAGCAGTACATCGCCAAGTCCATCGCGGATCGACTCGGTGTCTTCAAGCGCCAGGAGGCACACAACCTCGACCAGCAGGCCCAGCAGGTTGCCTGGCTGTGGCTGGTGCAGAACCACCGACTGCCCGAGACTGCGCAGAAGATGTGGCTCACCGCGAACGACGAGAAGGTCTGCAAGCAGTGCGGGCCGATGCACCGCAAGAAGATCGCGGTCACCGACAAGTTCCGGCTGCCCAACGGCAACGAGCTGTTCACTCCCGGTGCTCACGTCAACTGCCGCTGTGAGGTCCGGCTCCAGGTCAACCCCTTCCAGGTGGTCCAGAAGGACGCCCTGTCTGGTCATGACCTGCTCGACTTCAACCGCGAGCACCCGCGTGGCAACGGTGGCCGGTTCGCACCCAAGCGTCAGGGTGAGCACCCGCAGCGTCCGGAGGTCCGGGAGGCTGTCGCTCCCAGTCCTGCGATGGAGGAGATGCTCCGCGATGTCCAGCGTCTCCGTGAGGAGCGTCTGGCCGAGCCGGTGATCGAGGAGGCTCCTGCCAAGCCCACGTTGCAGCTCGGCGCTGCCAAGCCGCAGTTGAACATCGGGGCAGCCAAGCCCAGTCTTCGGGTGCCCGAGCCGACTCCGGAGCCGGTGGTTGCGGAGCCGGTGACCAAGCCGAGCCTGTCCATCACCCCGCCTGCTCCCGCACCGGAGCCCGCCAAGCCCAGCCTGGTGATCGGTACGCCCAAGCCCTCCCTGGAGCTGCACAAGCCGACCCTGGAGATCGACTACGCGGGTCTGGTCAGCGACCAGGCTGAGCGTCAGTCCGCGCAGCAGGTCCATGATCTGGAGGAGGTCATCTACCGACCCACTCGCCGGATCACCGACCGCTACGGCAACGCGGCCACTGGCTACTTCGTCGCGGATGCCGGTCACTTGAACGCCCACAACGACACGGCGTTCTTGTCCGACAACGACCGCATCGAACTGCACTCTCAGTCCCGACTGACTCAGGTGGTCGCTCGGGAGCTGGCTCACGAGTTGGACGAGTCGATGATCGACGCTCGTGACTCCATCGTCTCGGACTACGCCACCTCGTACGACCCGAACTCTGACGAGGTGGTGGTGCAGCTCAACGATCAGTTCATGGTGGGTGAAGACGACGAAGATCAGCTTGATGTCTACGCCGAGATCTCCATCTCCGATGTAGACGGACTGATGGAGGAGGCGCTGTGGAACAAGTCCGAGTACGGCACTCGCGCCCAGGTCGCTGAGGCTGGGGGCTACCGACTGAGCTGGTACGACGAAGACGGTGTTCTGGTCCGCGAGGACGATGTGTCCCCGGTCGAGGTGATGCAGTACCTCGGCCTGGACCCGGATGCGTACCGACCGGTGGTCTACAAGATCGAGGAAGGCTACGACAGCGCCTACCTGGAAGACTCCGAGATGCACATCTGGAAGGCACCGGGTACCTACACGGCAGTGAACCACCAGTACCGGATCGCGCATGTGGAGGACCGGGACATCCCGTATCTGGAGGTCACCCTGCGGCCTCAGGTCAGTGACCAGACCGTGCTCCAGCCCACCACTTACCTGACCCGGCGCGAAGACTTCCCGCCCGCCTGACAAGACACAGTGAGGACCATAGAGACATGAGCGATGAGATCCTGAGGGAAGTGGCCTCCCTGCTCTTTGGCGACGGGTCGGACGAGATCGTCTCCAAGCTCGCTCCCACCGCCGAGCAGAAGGACCGCCGCAAGCGTGCCCTCACCGCTGGGCTCAGTGGCGTCGGTGCTACTGCTGGCGCTGCCGGTCTGGGTCTGGCTGGCTCCGAGCTGTACCACGGGCGCAAGGCTGCCATCGCTGCTGGTGCTGCCAAGCCGCTTCGGACTGCGGTGAAGAGCAAGAAGTTCGCCACCGCTCTGGTTCCCCTGGAGGTGGCTGGGCTCGGTGGTGAGCTGATGGCGACCAAGATCCTGCACGGGGACACCAAGAAGAAGGTCGTCCGGTTCGACCGGGACGTGAGCAAGTCCGAGCCTGGCTCCAGTGATCTGCACATCCCGACCACCGGCAAGCTGAAGCGCATGGCTGCGGACAAGGCCATCAGGGAGGGTCGCAAGCGAGCGCCCACCCTGAAGCGCGGTGCGCTGAAGGTGCTCAACCAGACCCCGAAGCTGGACGCCAAGGTCGAGCAGCACGGCAAGAAGGTCTCCAAGTCGATCACCTGGGAGGGCGAGATCTCCAAGGTGAACGCCGACAAGCGCCAGGTCTTCGGCTGGGCCTCCATCGTGGAGATGGACGGTGAGCCGGTGGTGGACCTCCAGGGTGACTACATCGACATCGATGAGATCGAGAAGTCGGCGTACGACTACGTGGTCAAGTCCCGCAAGGGTGGCGAGATGCACCGTCGCAACGGCGATGCACCGGTCCATGTCTCGGACATGATCGAGTCCCTGGTGGTCACTCCGGAGAAGAAGGCAGCCCTGGGTCTTCCCGAGGACACACCCACTGGTTGGTGGGTGGGCTACCAGATCAACGATGATGAAGCCTGGAACCTGGTGAAGAGCGGCAAGCGCACCGGGTTCAGCATCCATGGCCGAGGCCAGCGCACCCAGACGGAGATCTGATGAGTACTTCTGCTTTCGGCGTTGACCACGGAGACGAGTTCTCCAAGGCTGAGGAAGACCACCGTCGTCGGAACACGGCCATCGGTGCGGGGGCTGGCGCTGGTGGTGCGGCCCTGGTGGCGACCCAGACGCACATGCCTGAGCACTCCCACTACTCGCGGAGCACTCGCAAGTACATCAACTCGCTGCCCGCTGGTGTCCACGAGGTAGACACCAAGATGCTGGCCAAGCGTCCGCGCAAGCTGGGTGCCCGCAAGCAGCAGGCTCCCTACGTGGCTGCGATGGCGCAGGAGCGTCCGACTCCGTACTCCCCGGTGCCGATCACTCGGTACAAGGACGGAGTGATCCAGCGGGACAACGCGCACTCGGTGATGGCGAACGCGATGAAGGGCCGCAAGACCCTGATCCACGTCGAGGACGCCGAGGGCTACCGGCCCTCTCGTCGTACCGGTGAAGAGCTGGGTCGCCGCGCTCAGATGCGGTACCAGCAGCACCGACTGAAGCAGCACATGAACCTGTCCGACAAGCAGATCGACTCGATCAAGGCCAAGTACAAGACCGCCTCGCGAGCCGCCAACACCGCCAAGCGTCCACACGGCGTGGTGGAGGAGGGCTTCAAGGTGGCCCAGCATCCATTCGGCGTGAAGCGAGCACTCGGCTTCGTCAAGAAGGACGGACACGATGCCGACCCTTTTGGGCTGAGGTCGGGAAAGCCGACCGCGACCACGACGTAGCAGCCGGTGCCACTGGCGCTGCTGGCGTTGGCGTCCTGGCCTCCACTCCGGTTCGGCGCTCCTCGGCCAAGGTGAAGATCCACAACGGTCAGATGAGTGCTGGTGACGCCAAGAAGATCGTGAGTCCTGGATACCGTCCGGGGAACACCCGATCCATCAAGGTGATGGCTCGCAACCTTGGCCACATGGAGTCCAGCCCCACCTCGGTGATCCGGTACAAGGACGGACGAGCCATCCCGTTCGATGGCAACCACCGCGCTACCGCCCGCATCGTTCGCGGGGACAAGAACATCCCGGTCAAGGTGATCGAGGGTGGGGAGCGTCCGGCTGTCAGCGTGGCTCGCAATGCCTTCCACGTCGGCCAGCAGCGGGTTCACCGTGCCCGGATGGAGCGCGGTGACTTCACTCCGCAGGCGAACGCGAAGAAGACCGCCTACACCGGCAAGCACGCTGGCGAGGGCAAGGTCTACTCCTCCATCGCCAACGGCTCTCCCGCTCGCTCTGGTCGCAGGGTTGCACTGGAGTCCACTAGGTTTGCGGCAGGCCCAGGCAAGGTGGCGCTGCACACCAAGCAGGCTGCGACTGTCGGTGCCGGTCTGGCTCTACTTGGCGGTGCTCACCACCTCAGTCAGAATCGCAAGGTGGAGAAGCGCGACCGCAACCTGTCCCAGACTCAGATCGACCGGAAGAAGAAGGCCGGTGCCAATCTGACCCGGACCACTTCCGCTCTGGGTCTCGGCTCGGTGGCGGCGTTGGGTGTGGCCAGTGCTGCACCCAAGCTGGCGCGGTCGGGCAAGCTGGCTCGGGTCATTCCCAAGGCCACCGAGGCGAACGCCAATCTGATCCGTCAGCGGACCAAGAGCCACCTGATCACTGTGGGTGTGGTCAGCTCTGGAATCGGTGGCTACAACGGGTTCAACAACGCTTCTTGGCAGAGTGCCGAGGCTAGGCAGCGCAAGATCAAGAGTCAGGTAGCCAAGAGCGCTTCAGGCTCTGTTGGGGAGGGCTTCTACGGAGAGTCCTTCGACAGAACTGAAGTGAACGTGACTGACTTGCACTCACCTACAGACTAAGAGTGAGGTTGATGGACATGCCAAGACCGGTACGCAAGCTTTCCAACATGGAGATCGATGAGATCTCCCTGGTGGACAAGGGTGCAAACCAGCACGCAATGATCACCATCGCAAAGAGGGCTCCCGAGGAGGACCAGATGCCCGAGCTTTACAACGAGGATGGCGAACTCCTCGATGAGAACGCCCTGACGAACGGCCAGATCGTCTTTGACGACAGTGGCAACGCCTACCAGTTCACCCTGGACGACCAGGCCGAGGAGGTCGAGGAGGAGGAGCGCGAGCCGGTTGCCGTTGGCAAGTCGGCGTTCTTCACCCAGCAGACCGTCTCCAAGTCCGGCAAGTCGTTCTCCGAGCAGGTCATGGAGGAGCTGTCGAAGGCTTACTCCGACTCTGACCGGGACGCGGTGATCGCGAAGGCCCTGGGCCGGGTCGAGGAGCTGGAGCGTGGCTACACGGAGGCTGCGGAGATCGCGAAGTCGGAGCGCGACCTGCGCCTGACCCGTGAGTACATCTCCAAGGCTGCCGACTACAACGTCCCGGTGGACCCGACCGAGCTTGGTCCGGTTCTCTACCGGATGGCCGAGTCGATGAGCTACGAGGACTGCTCGGTGATCGCCAAGTGCCTGGAGGCTTCCGGCGCTGCGCTGTTCAACGAGGTCGGCTACATCGGTGGCGGCGACAACGACGACATCATGTCGCGGGTCGAGGCCCAGGCCGTGGAGATCGGCAAGTCCGCTTCGCCCGAGAACGTGGTCACCGTGTTCGACCAGAGCCCGGATGCATACAACGAGTACCTCGCGTCACAGCGGGGACGGTACTGAGAGAAAGGTAGGGAACTGCTGTGGCGTACGAAGAGTCTCTTCGGTCTATCACGCTCACGTCGGACGCAACTCTTGCGGTCCGCACGGGCGTGAGCAACGCTCCGGGCTCCCCCGTAGACAACGCGGGTAACCAGTACCGCTTCGTCACGGTCAAGGGGGAGCACCTCGCAGGACGCGCTGACGACAACGATGTTGTCGTGGGTGTGCTCCAGAACAAGCCCCAGGTGCCCAACGAGGCCGCGACTGTGGGCATCCGTGGCGTCAGCAAGGTCCGGGTCTCCGGTGCCGTTGCTGCTGGCACTGGCGTTGTCAGCGGCGCTGACGGTCGAGGAGCTGCCGCTGGTGCGGGCAACGCTGGCCTCGGCATCGCGCTCACGTCTGCTACGGAGGCCGATGAACTCATCAGCGTCCTCCTTCGGCTCGGGTCTTGATAGGAGGATGACCGATGCCTAACCCCACTCAGTCCGATCTCCACATCAACGTCCCGCTGACGAATGTGTCGATTGGCTACATGATCGACCGCCGCGACTTCATCGCGGACAAGGTGTTCCCGCGTGTGCCGGTGAACAAGCAGTCCGACCTGTACTGGAAGTACCGCAAGTCGGATTGGCGGCGTACCGACGCTCAGCGTCGTGCGCCCGGTACCGAGACGGTCGGCTCCGGTTGGAAGACCGACACCGGGCAGTACTACGCCCACGTCTACGGTGTTCACAAGGACATCGATGACCAGGTGCGGGCCAACGCGGACTCCTTCTGGAGTCTCGACAAGGACGCGACGCTGTTCGTGACCAACCAGCTTCTGCTGCGTCGGGACCTGGACTGGAACAACGCCTACTTCCGTCCGGGCGTCTGGGGCACCGACCTCGCTGGTGGAGCTGACTTCACCCCGTGGTCGGACGCTGCTTCGGACCCCATCGTGCAGTTCGCGAACCTCCAGACCGAGTTCATCAAGCAGTCGGGTCGCAAGGCCAACACGCTGGTGCTCGGCGCGGACACCATCACCCAGCTGAAGAACCACCCGGACATCATCGACCGGATCAAGTACACCCAGCGTGGCGTGGTGACCACCGACCTGCTCGCGAGCCTCTTCGACGTGGACAAGATCCTGGTGAGCTACGCGACCCAGGAGACCACCGGCCAGGAGTTCGCGGACGGTCAGACCCAGGACGACAACGCCGAGTACGACTTCATGTCGAACTCGCGTGGTGCTCTGCTCTGCTACACCCCGAGCGCCCCGTCCCTGATGACCCCGGCTGCGGGCTACATCTTCACCTGGAACGGCTACCTGGCTGGCAACCAGTACGGCATCCGGATGAAGAACTTCCGCATGGAGCACATCGCTTCTGACCGGATCGAGGGCGAGATGACCTACGACATGAAGGTCATCGCCCCCGAGATGGGTGTCTACCTGGCCGACGCTGTGGCTGCTGTCTGAGCCTGATCAACCTGAGAGGGGCTGGGGTGTTAGCCCTGGCCCCTCTCTTCATCTGAGGAGATGACATGGAGTCGGCGTTCGGTGTTGAGCATGGCGAGATCAGCAAGGGCCTGTTTGGCTCCGGTGAGAACGTCGGACGGCATGTTGCCGGTGCTCGCAAGCTGGGGTTCTCGCTGAAGAGCGTGAGCCTGAAGAGCACTGGTGGGGCACGCAAGGGCGGTGCTCACCGTGCTGGTACTCGTGCGGCTGGCCGTACCTCGTTCAGCCCATTCCAGACTGGTGGCGTTCGTGCCTACCAGGGTCGTCACTTGGCGGGGAGCTGACATGGAGTCCGCGTTCGGTGTTGACCACGGCGAGGTCAGCAAGCGCATCCTGGCTGGCTTCAAGATGGGCGAGAAGGCTGGCTTTGTTGGACGCAAGGCTTCGAAGCTCACTGGCAAGCTGCGTGAGAGCAAGGCAAATGCCGCACAGACCAACTTCAATCGGGCTGCACGGCGAAACACTGTAGGCCGATGAGGAGTGAACATGCCTAGCGCACTGATCAAGAACGACAACGTGAGCTTCATCTGTGCCCGGAACTTCACCTGGAACGGGCAGGACTACAAGATGGGCGACGACTTCAACCAGGACGTTGCTCTGGGTCGGATCGAGCTGCTCGTTCGTACCCGGCGAGTGATCCCGGTCGTGGACTCCACCGACGTGAAGCCGCGCCTCTTCCACCGCGAGGTCCGTCTTCGCGAGCATGTGGAGCAGAAGCTGGGTGTTCCCCGCAGCATCCGCACTCCGCTGGACCAGACCGAGGCGGACAACGAGACCTCTGAGGTCGAGGACACCCCAGGCTCCGAGGAGCTTGGCTTCGACCCGGCAAAGCACAGCACTGAAGAGGTGCTGGCGTTCGTGGAGGAGAACCCCGACGAGGTGCTCTCCGTCTACGAGCTGGAGGAGCAGGGGAAGAATCGCAAGGGGCTGAAGTCCAAGCTGGACGACATCCTCAACAAGCAGACCGAGACTGAAGAGGAGCACGACAATGACTGAGCACCAGCACGACGAGCACACCATCGCTCTGGAGTCCGAGGCCGAGCGCGAGAACACCGGCACCGACCGGGAGCTTCGTGACGAGAACACCGCCACCGACCCGTTGGAGGGCAACCAGCTGGCCGACGAGGACCAGGTGTTCGTGGACGGCCCCAGCAAGCTCGCTCACGAGGACACGGTTCCGGAGACGGTCCGTCAGTCCGAGGAGAACGAGACCCGCGACGGCTCCGACATCGAGGGCGGCAAGACCGCTCGCGAGCTGCACGACGAGCGCGTGGACGAGGCCAAGAAGGCGAACGAGGGCTGACATGCCCAGTGCGTTCGGAGTCGAGCATGGAGACGAGTTCTCCAAGTTCGCTATGCCCAAGATCGGTGGTGGCACCTTCAAGCCAGTCACCGGCCTGGGGGCCAAGATGGGCTCCGGGGCCTCTTCGCTCGGACGCAAGGCTTCGGCCTCTGGCGCTCAGCGGATGAAGGGTGTCGCCGGGGCCGGGTCGCATCGCGCTGCCGGTGGGTTCAGTGCTGGTCTGGGTCGGACCCAGGTCGGCGCTGGCAGTGGTCTCCGACGCGCTGGCGCTGCGATGTCTGCTCACCCTGGCGCTACGGGTGGTGCCGTCCTTGGCGCTGGTGCCGTTGGTGGCACCAGCTTCATGGCCGGTCGCAACAACCGTCGCTACTGAGACAGGAGGAACCGTGACCGCGACCTACGTTGACCCATCCGAGTCCGACAAGGATGCGGTGCGGTTCCTCCTGGGCGACACCAACCCTGATCGTGCGCTGGTCTCCGATGGCGAGATCGAGTTCATGCTCACCAGATGGATGCCCGTCTACAACACCATCGAGGGTGTGGCCTCCACCGTGGCTGACACCATCGCCGCTCGGTTCGCCCGTGAGGCGAACTTCTCCGCTGACGGGGTGTCGGTCGGTCTGGCCAGCCTCGCCCAGCAGTTCCGGGATCTTGCTGCGAACCTGCGAACGCAGCACAAGAACCTGCTCGTCGGGGGACTTCCTGATGTGGGCGGCATCACCCCCGGCGAGCAGACTTCCCCTGACATCGCACCCTTCGACTTCGGCACCGGGATGCACGACAACCTGGAGGCGGGTCGCCAGGAGTACGGCAACCGTCCCTACCCGGAGTACATCGCTGAGTACCAGCCGGGAGCGTAGTCATGGCCTATGACGCCCTGGGGATCTCCCAGAACGCTCTGAACTACGTCCGGGATCGCGCTGAGTCGATCATGGGCTACACCTGCCGCATCGAGCGGGTGACCAAGCCTGGCTTCGACAACACCACTCACCAGGTGATCCCCGGCAAGCGCACCGCGCTGTACGAGGGCAAGTGCCGGGTCTGGGAGATCAGCTCCGGTGCTCCCATCATGGTGGCCGAGGATCAGGTCACCATGCAGACCACTCAGATCTCGTTGCCCTGGGACATCTCTCCGGTACCCGAGCGCGATGACGAGGTGGTGATCATCGGCGCTGATGACGATGACTACATGATCGGGAAGCGGTTCGTCATCGACTCATCAGCCAAGGCTGGCGAGATGCGAGCCACCCGCAGGTTCCAAGTGAGGGGATACCAGAAGCCATGAGCATGTCTGCGTTCGGTGTGGACCACGGTGAGATCAGCAAGGGCGTGACCCGCCAGATGTTCTCGGGCAACAACCTGGCCAACAAGGGCACCCTTATCAAGTTGAAGAACGGTGGCCCCTGGGCGACCAAGAAGGGCACCAAGGTCCCCGACTACCAGGCTCGACGGGGTGTGCCGACCCAGGGCTACGTGAAGCACATCCTCGACAACCACAAGGCGTCCACGGTCCTATGACCTCGGTAGCCAGCGCTGACATCTCTAGGCTCGCGGAAGCTCTCCGCGAGTCTGGTCGTGATGCCGACGCGACTACCCAGTCCGTACTGGTCACCTCGGCCAACTACCTGAAGGCCGAGATGGAGGCGCGGGTCCCGGTACGCACCGGACGGCTGCGCCAGTCCATCCAGGTGCGGTTGTCTGGCCAGGAGATCACCGTTGGTCCGGATACGCCGTACGCCGGGTACGTGGAGTTCGGGACCAAGCCGCACGTCATCGAGGCCAAGAACGGCAAGTCCTTGGCGTTCACCATGGGCGGGCGCACGGTACTGGTGAAGAAGGTCAACCACCCTGGTACTCGTGCTCAGCCCTACGTGCGTCCGGCCTTTGAGGCGTGGGTGGACACGCTTGGTGGACTGGTAGCAGAGGCACACATCCAACGACTCTCACAGGCGGCGTCATGAGGACAGTAGCGACGATCAGCAGGGGTCCGGTCACGGACCGTCTGCTTGTCGAGCTGCGCGAACTCGGTCTGCCGGTGGGCGACAACAGCACCCCTGACGACCCCTACGGTTGGCAGGGCGAGCCGGACAACGAGATGAGCAACTTCATCCCGTGGCTCACCCTCTCGGCCAGCACAGCCCAGCCTGGCACTGGTCCGGTCGGCATGAGCAGCGCCGACTGGCGGATGCCGTACACAGTCCAGTTCGCTGCCATCAACCGCAACCAGCTGGACTGGATGGCGGACACCACACGCAGCAAGCTGGCCAACCTAGAACGTGAGTCGGTGGCCACCGACTCAGGCAACTGGAAGTTTCAGCAAGTGCGCTGTACTTCAGTTGGCGGCAGTAACCGGATCGCTTCGACGTTCCCGGATTACTTCACCCAAGCAGATCTGTTTGAGGTCTGGTTAACGAAGGAGAGGTCATGACCAACAGCAAGAAGAAGACTGTCGTCATCGAGAAGGACGGCGTGCAGGCCGAGGCCACCCAGGAGAGCTTCAAGGGCCTGGTCAAGCGCGGCTGGACTGTCGTAGATGATGGAGACAAGGACGCCCAGAAGGCTGCCGAGGCTGAGGCCAAGGAAGTCGAGAAGCTGACCGCGCAGGAGCAGAAGCTCTTCGCCGCTGACACCGAGGAGTAATCACCATGGCACGGCTCATCCCCAACGAGAACACTTGGGTCGGCTTCGCCCCTGCGGCGTCGATCACCAACGTCAACTCTCCTACCGCTGCGCAGGTTGCTGCGGCCACGGACCTCACTGGCTGGCTGATCTCGCTGAACGCCTCCAGCCGTGGCAACACGGTGCCGACCCCCAGCTTCGACACGCTTTTCGAGACCAGCACCGCTGGCACCTCGGCGGCGACGTTCGACGCTGACTTCTACCGTGACGACGACGACGACGCTGCCTGGGAGCTGCTCCCGCGTGGTACTCGTGGCTACTTCCTCATCAGCCGCTTCGGTGGTTCGGGAGCCAACAACCTCCCGATCTCTGCCGATGAACTTGAGGTCTGGCCGGTCATGGTCACCTCGCGCTCGATGGCGAACATGAGCAACAACACGGTGCTCACCTTCACCGCGTCCTGCGCCGTCACCGAGGAGCCGAACGAGCAGGCTGTCGTCGCAGCGTGATCCTGTAGTACAACTGAACAGAAGCCACTTTCCTACCGCCCAAGGAAGGCACATCAATGACGACCGCTCCGAAGAAGTCCACCGGCAGGCCCAAGGCCACGCTGGATCACCTGAAGAAGAAGCAGCGCGCTCGGGAGACCTTCTCGATCTTCCTGGCCGATGACTCTGGTGAGTCCACCGAGCTGGAACTGACCTACCAGGCCATCGGTGCTCAGGAGTACGACAAGCTCGTCTCCAAGCACCCACCGACCTCCGACCAGCGTGTGGAGGGCGCGTCCTTCAACATCGACACCTTCGGTCCCGCACTGATCGCGAAGAGCTGTGTGGAGCCCGAGATGTCCGAGGAGGACGCGAAGGAGATCTGGACTTCTCCGGAGTGGTCGCGTGGTGACCTGATGGTTCTGTTCCGTAAGGCTGTGGAGCTGAACAACCGGGGTGTTGACATCCCTTTCAGCGTCAGCGGCTAAGGAACGATCCCAACTTCTACATGGAGATGGCCTTCTGCAACGAGAAGGGCATCCCGCACAGCGTGTACCTGGAGTGGGCTCCAGAGGACCGGGCCAAGGCAATGGCCTTCCAGATGGAGTCCGCTCTCAGGTGCTCAATGTGTGGCACTGCTCCGTGGGAGTGGGAGGACAACAGGTTCGCTTACGCCGCTGTCGAAGAGTTCTGCCAGGGTTGCTACCAGAAGTCAGTGTTCGGTGACACTGAGTCCAACAAGTCCCTGCCCGGTACGAACGTCAAACTGGTGCCTACCACGCCTATGATGAAGGCAAAGATGCAGGTCCAGGCGAAGAAGCGAGCCCGCCTCCGAACGGAGTAACCGTGACCCAGATGCCGGTCGAGGCACAAGTTGTCCTCACTGCGGACAACTCGCAGTACGACCAGTCAATGCAGGCGTCTGCCGCGCAGACCAGCAGCCTGGCTCACTCCGTTGACAGCCTCACCGACAAGCTGAACAACCTGGCCAAGTCCGCTGGCCGCAAGATGCTGGGCATCACTGCTGCGGACACTGCGGTGATCGTGGGCGCTACCGCTGCCTACGCTGCCTACGAGCGGCAGATGACCAGCCTCAACGTGCAGGCTGCGGTGCTCACTCGCAACACCCAGATGCAGCAGCAGTTGTTCAACTCCTACGCCACCCAGGTCGCCTCGGTGCGCAGCGAGTTCGCGATGACCACTGGTGCTGCGGCTCAGCTGGTCCAGACCATCAACACCCTGTCTGACGCCACCGCTCCCGCAGACAAGCTGGCCAGCTCCTTCGCCAAGTTGGGCAACGCCACTGGTGAGTCCGCGACTCAGCTGGGTCAGTCCATGCTCCAGCTTCAGCGGACCATGGGTGTGCCGCAGCGCGACACCGACCGACTCAACAACCAACTCCTGGTGCTGAGCCAGCGTTCTGGTGCCAGCGCGTCCTCCATCCTGGACTTCGCCCAGAACATCGCTCCGGTCGGTCGTCTGGTGAACATGACCCAGACCGACATCATGGGCTTCTCCAACGCCTTCATCCGGGCAGGGCAGGACGGCTACCGAGCCTCCAACGTCTTCAACCGGATGGTCTCCGACATCGCCTACGCCACCCAGACCGGCTCCCCTGAACTGGCCAAGTACGCCAACCTGGTCGGGATGACCACCGAGCAGTTCAAGAACCTCGGTGGCACCAGTCAGATCCTCAACGTCTTCGACGCCATCAACCGGCAGGGTCCGCAGGCGATCACCACCCTGAACCGGATGGGCTACGACGGTATGCAGACCGTCCGTACCGTCACCGCGATGGCTCAGCAGGGCGGGATGGCCAGCGAGATCGCCGCCGCTCGTAACGCTGACCCCAACTCCCTGAACCGGGGCAACGCGGCTGCCCTGGACACCCTGGCCCACAAGCTGGCCGAGATCCGCACGCAGCTCCAGATGACAGCGGAAGCCTTCGGGTCCACCTTCGCTCGACCGGCTGCGGTCTTCTTGGACACTATCGAGAAGATGGCCCAAGTGGTCAGGTCCGTAGTGGACGGACCCCTGGGCAAGATGGCGGCGGTGGTCGCAGGCATCGCTGCGCCGTTCCTGGCGGTAGGTGGAGCCATCATGATGGCCTCCCGTGCGCTGTCTGCGTTCGCGGCTGCCTCGCTGCTGATCCGGTCCGCTCCGATGCGTGGCTTCATGGAGACCCGCGCTCTGAACGCCGGGATGACTGACGCTGGTCGCGCCACCCTGGCTGCTCAGGGTCTGCGGGTCGGTGGTGTGGGTCCTGGTCGGTTCGCCACTGGTGCCGAGGCTGCTCGCATCGCTGGCCCGAACGGCTCCTGGTCCAACCGGATGTTCTACAACACTGGGTCCGACCTGGCTCGGTGGTCTCGCGCCGGTCTGGTCACCGGCACCACTCCGGGCGTGATGGGCCGGATGGCTGGCTGGGGCATGACCGGTGCCGGGGCGAGTGCCCGGTTCATCGGCAACATGGCCTACTCCGCTGGCTCCACCCGCATCCCTGGGGTGACTGGCACTGGTGGCTTCGACTCCACCACGCGACGCTGGCGGATGTTCAACGCAGGCACCATGGGTGAGTCCATCCGAGGCACCGCAGCAAGCGGCTGGGCCATGCTTCCGGCCAGCTACCGGCAGGGTGTCGCGGAGAGCGCACTGGTCCGCTCTGGTGAGGGCTTCCGGACCCTCTCTGGTCGGGCGATGACCTACGACGACGCTGCCCGGATGAACCAGCGCTTCGATCAGATCACCCAGCGCCAGGCTGGCTCCGGTGCGGTGGGCTCCTCGGCATCGCGGATCTCGCAGGCTGAGCGCGATGTCACGGCGTCCTCGCGTACTGCGGCTGCGCTGAACAACCTGGAGCGTTCGACCATGACCGCTGGTCGTGGCTTCGTGAACTTCGGTCGAGGTATGGGCAACCTGACCACGATGATGGCCTCCACGGCTCTCAGCATCGGTCGAGTCGGTGGCGGGATCGCTCGCAACGCCTACTCCATGATCGGCGGCAACCCGCTGATGCTGGCGGGCATCGGGGCCTATGTCGGCTGGCAGGGCCTGAAGAACATGAGCGCCGACGTGGGGTACCAGTACCAGGACCGCTCTGGCTTCAACAACCCGTACTTCACCGCTGGTGGAGTCGCCGCACCCACCCCGCTGCCCCAGCAGCAGCAGCAGACCTCGCACCGGCTGTCCTTGCAGCAGGCGTACAACATCTCCCCGACTGACATCGCGGCGGCTCAGTCCAGCGACTACAAGCTCCAGAACAGCGCCCTGAAGGACGTTGACGACCCGAAGACCGCGCAGGCGAAGCTGTCGGCCACCTGGGGTGCGATGTCGTCCAACCCCGTCGCGGTCAACGCTGCGGTGATGGACCTGGTGAACAAGTTCGGCGCTGGCCAGGCGGGCGACATCGTGTCCAGTCTGAACTCGGGGCAGAGCAACCCCTTCTTCCTGGCTAGCTCCGCTGCACACCCGGACAGCCGAGGCTTCTGGGACTCGGTGACCCGGACTCGCTCTGGCTCGGTGACCACGGATCGACTCAACGACCTGTTCGGGATCGTGGACGACCGAGCCGCGTACCTCAACTCCACTGCGGGTGATCAGACAGCGCGCACCTACAAGGGTGACGCGATGGACAAGACCATCCAGGCGTTCACCGGCCAGGCGGACTACAACTCCTCTGGCGAGCCGGGGATCAACTTCAAGCAGGCGATGTACAAGCGCCTGTTCGGCGTGGACATCACCGACTCCGACGCGATGATCCAGTACCTGGACCCGAACTCGGACCTCCGGGGCTTCCTGCGTTCCTCGATCACCGACTACGGCGGTGCTGCCAACCCGCGTACCGATACTGGCGCGGACAACCTGAAGCGGATGCTTCAGCAGTACAACCTGAACTCTGACCTCACCGGGGACGCGGCGATCAACGCGCTGAACAACGCGATCCTGCACCCCAAGGCCACCACTGCTGCGCAGGGTGCGGGGATGGACACCCGCTCGATGCTTGCTCGGCGTACGAGTGGGCTGTTCGGGTCCGGTGGCGTGCTGGCCAGCCAGCCGGTGGACTACGCGCTGAACCAGGGCGCTGAGGACCCCAACGCGCTGTACCAGGCGGTCAACAGCACGCTGAGTGTGCTGCGGGATCGGTACGGCAACAACTGGGGCAAGATCCTCGGTCGCACCCAGAACCTCTCCGCGCTGGCAGGTACCGACACCTCGATGGGTGCCGATGTCTTCTCCGGTGTCGCGCAGATGGCCCAGCAGGCGATGGCCTACCGGGCTCCGTTCCAGGACCGGACCACCAACTTCACGCAGCAGACTGGTGTCTACCAGGGCTTGATGAACGCGGACATGGGTCCGGGTACCGAGCAGGTCCGTCAGCAGGCTGCGGCTACCTACCAGCAGCAGGTGATGGAGCAGTACAACTACTTCAAGCAGCAGTTGTACCAGCAGCGCGAGTACGACATCTCTCGGCAGCGTGGCGAGGACGACTACAACCTCCAGCGCACCTACGCCCAGAACGACTACGACCTCCAGCGGACCCGTGCCGAGGCTGACTACCAGCGGATGCGTGGTCGTGGTGTCGCTGAGTTCCA